GCTTAAATTATTTACAATATATACATTTGTACAATATAAACATTTTTGAGATATATCTATCTCTTAGCTCACAACGGAGCTGGATTTTGCACATTTCGTGCACAAGGGGCATATTTGAAAAATATCAATTGATAATCATCCCCTGCCGCGACAAACCGCGTCAAAAATGTATTAGTATGCTTACCCATTAATGTAACCATATGGTTATTAAACACAATGTCATACTCAGGTAAATTACGATACTTGAGTTTCCATTGAGCGAAAAAGAACCGCTGTGGTGAATAATGTGGGCACTCAAATTCTATTACATTATTGAATGCAGGTATTACGCTTGTAGTACCAAGACGTGCATCGTGGGCATTATTGATCATATTTGCTACACGATTCGGCAACGCTAGATTGATATCCGTACTAGCAGAAAAACCAGAATCCGCAGTAGAACGAGTTGCATACAACTGATAATTCTTGTCGTCGTTAGTGACATTCAAGATGTACTTCTGTCGTATAGATCCACGAAAACCTAAAAATGCCTGCGAAAAATACGCTAGATATGAATCACGCGCATAATTAAATTTGTCACCGGCTCCAGTAGTGAAATCTGCATCTGTTGCCCAACCTTTATAACTCGGGAAATCGGAAGATATAAGGTTCGAAATACCAAAATCTGCTGAATTATTCACAGGAGTATGTGAATGGTGGACGTACCTCTTAATAAGTTGCCTAATCGAAACAATACGTTCGCCATAATGAATGGACGCCAATTTGTCTACCATCGCTTTTGATTGTGTTCCTACAATATCCGACGATCGTGGTCGAACATCATCGGTTATCAACTCATTTCCTGTCAGAATGTCCGAACCCAAGTCTTCCTTCCCCGACTGCGGAGCCCACCCAGAAAACATATAATTAGCGAATGCATTACCAGGCTCTTGAAACTCCATATCTTCACATCCTGATAGAAACACTAACACTCTCACGGTGGTGGACTCGGACGGCGCCACGAGTGGGGCCAGTACATGCGCACCCAATACACCATTGTAAGCTTTCCTATTCTGTGTCATTTCCAACGATTGTGGATTTGTAAAATCGTACATTGCGTCAGTTGTGGCCAGCGTGGGCATCACATCTAAATATGATTCAGCTGATGCCCATGGGACTAGCACTGTCAACTCTTTGGACTCAGACAAGTCCAAAATATAACTTTGGTTGACATTTGCCTCATTATTCCACTCTGTCGTACCTAAAATGGGCAAATATACGCCAGGCTCAAATACAAAGCGTATACGACCTTTGTGAAAAGCAGAACATACTACTACAAAACGAAATCTAAGAGTCCCTCTCCATCGACGAAATGCAGTTGCCACAAAACCTAGCGGAGTCATGTCCACGACACCGCTGACGTGAGGTAATACACCCGTCGTTGTAATAATCCGCGTCATCGTGGGGCTCACGACCATTCGGGCTAACGGGTCATTGGGTGAATTATCATCACGCCAAGTAAAGCTACCTACATACCCTTCTCTGGTTACAATAGACGAAATGGCCATTTCGTCAGTCAAATGAACCCCTGCTATACAAGGGTCTATTGTGACCTCCGCTTTGGAATCCAGCGTTAACTTTGTCGAAGTGTCTTCAAAATTATAATGCACTAAATTCCCCACGTTCTTATGTTGCATGGGGAGTTCTGTTTTTGATGCATTCGGTCTCGAATACCCAAACAATTCTGCCAAATACGCTATTCCAGAAGACAACATTTCAGTTGCACGAGCATATGGAGCAATACCAGGGATGGTAGTCATATAGCCCGCAGTCGCGGATACCAAGCTTGCATATTTGGAAATAGGTGGCTTGCCATACTCATCACCGGACTGAGCAGTGAGATATGGCAAATTTTCTGCTGTGGGATTGGTCAATATTACATCTGACAACCACGCCCATACCGAAATATGAGCAGGTAAGTTGTTGGGGTTCAACGTTTGTAAACCCGTATAACTCATAACATGCAACCCCATACATCCTGAAACGTCACCTTGATTCCTCAAAGACAACGCATTAAAAGGTAATATCAAGGGTAGCGACAATTCCCCACCTGTTGACGTAGAAGCATCAACAAAAATATGAGGCAATTGTGTCAACTGGTTCAGAGTAGGTCCGCTATTGCCTCCTGTTTCTACTCTAGTTGTATCCGTCAAATACCAAGGATTCAAACTAACTACAGCAAACCCAAAATGCTGCGGCACGCCAGAAACAACCACCCTAATATTAACGGTGGCATTTAGAAAAGAGAGATTATTAATCCTATTACTCACTCGCTTATTAGAGAACAAAGATCCTAATACTGAAACTGTATCTATATTAATGGACTCCCCTGGTATCCAGTCGCGTGTCCATATTTTTATAGGACGCGACAGGATGTCAGCAATACCAATTTCAGGGTGTTCGGACATAGTAAAAGTTTCATCCTTGTGTGGAAGATACTTCTTACTCACACCCGGCAACCCTTCGGCAAATTGTAACGCTGTATTAGTTAAATCTGAACCGGCGGCTTGTTCCTGATAATCTCTGCCCGAATGGGCATCGAAAGTCGGTAAATCCATACCTACAGAATAACGCTCTGATAAACGGGAGGAGAAAATGCTCCAACACATATTACTATTACAATCAAATTTCGCAAGTGCTACACGTTTAAAACCCTATTTACACTCATATAGGACGTCTTATGGTTCGCGCAAACCACGATTATATACATTTTATACAAGCACTAACGCGCATTAGAGTAATCATAATATAAAATGGGACAACCATCGTCCACCGGATTAAAAATTTTCG